AAGATCTCATCAACCGGTTCGTCCATTCCCAAACAGTACACCCTGGAAGCGGGAGCCCCGGGGACAAGTCGGGAAGTTCAAACGAAGTGCTATCCACCACCGTAATATAAAAACCGATAAATCAGACGGAATGTTCTGGGTGTCGGTACGACTTGGTCTGGATCGGATCGAACGCTTGTTCGATTGCTTTCGGGCGTGTGATGGGCGTCGGTGAGGTCACGGGCGGGGCTGTTGCAACGTAGCGTTTGACTCGGGCTTTGTCAACCCTCGAACACCTGTTCGATTGGACGAACACCTGTTCGATTGGATAATAACCGTTATTACTGAAGGGCGAACACCTGTTCGGAGACAGGCGTCACACGATAATCCCTTGACACCTGTTGTGGTTAGACTAAACTCGTAGTTAGACAAGCAAAAGGGGAACAAATGAAGCAGCGTCCGATTATCAAGACAAAGCGCCAGAAGCCCGGCAAGTCACTTGGCCAGACAATGGCCGAAATCATCAAGCGGTCGGTATCGTGACCCCCGACTGGGGAGGCTGGCTCGCCCTACAAGCGGCGCTCTACGCCGCATGGGCAGCCGGTATCATCTTCATCACCGTCATCGGTATCCGCTTCGTGACGAAGTGGCTACGGACCCGGATCACAGAAGCGCGAATGCACAACTAAAGTCACCGGGGGGTTCGGCTTCCCCCCCCTGCGAGTGGCAGGTAGTCCAACTCCTACCTCGCCGCTCCCGCTCCTCGTCGGGTTTCTTGTCCCCGGCGGGGAGCCGTTCTTTTTGCCCACGCCCGAACTGGAGAAATGCGTGCGACGGCCCCGAGGTAAGATGATCAGGTGAGTCGACTATTTCTTGCCGATAATGCTCTCGCGCTCGACTTTCCCTACGACGCCACGCAGGTCGCAGAAGTCAAGCAAATCAGCGGAGCCAAGTGGGACCGGACGAATAAACTTTGGCGCGCCCCCGTGAACTCGCTACGCGAAGTTCGGGGCTTCGCCGCCGAGCACTCGTTCGACATCGATAACGATGTAATGCTGCTCACCCTCCCCTCGCATAAGAACCCGGACCAGCGCATCTTCATCCACACCGACGGGTTCATCCACTTGGCGTTCTCATACGACCGAGTGGCAGTTCAGGCAGTCAAGCAAATCCCCGGCATCACATGGGACAAGAAGACGCACGCGTGGAAGGCCCCGGTCACCGCAGCAGACGAAGTGATCGATTGGGGTGAGACATTCGGAGTTCCCGTTGAGGTCGCCGTTCGGCAGGAGGCCAGCGAGATGCGGCAGAGTCTTGCCACGATTCTGGAGGCAAGCCGCTCAACCGATGCAGAAATCGACATTCCCGGCTTAGTCGGAGAGTTGTACCCGTATCAGCGGGCCGGTGTTGCCTACGCCACCACTACTCGTCGATGTTTCATAGCCGACGAAATGGGCCTAGGTAAGACGGTTCAGTCGATGGGGGCGCTCGAACTCATGGCCTCCCAAGGCGAACAGGTGTTCCCCGCCGTCGTGACATGCCCACCCAACTTGGTGCTCAACTGGCAGGCAGAGTGGGCCCGTTTCTTTCCTCAACGAGTTGTCAAGACAGTTCCAAACCGCTCCGAGTTCCCCGATAACTACGAGGTTGTCATTGTCGGTTACTCGAACATTACCACTTGGGAGCGACAGTTGTCAAGGCATAGGGCGTACATTTTCGATGAATCGCACTATTGCAAGACCCCCTCGGCGAAGCGAACAAAGAGTGCGAAGAAGTTGGCGCGCAGCGGTGCTGCAGAGGCCCCGGTCTTCTTGCTCACCGGTACGCCAGTTACCAATCGCCCAGCCGAGTACGCAGCCCAACTTGACATCATCGGGCAGATCGACAAGTTCGGTGGAATCTGGGGGTTCTACCGCAGGTATTGCGCCGCATACAAGGACAAGTGGAATCAGTGGCACATCGAGGGGCACTCCCATCTGGACGAACTCAACAAGCGTCTCCGCTCCACCTGCTACATCCGTCGTACCAAAGACGAAGTGATGAAGGAACTCCCGCCCGTCGTCCACGACTCGCTGCTCGTCCCCGGATCGACAGTCGGACTCAAGGAATACGTCAAGGCAGAAGCCGACATCATCCGCTACCTCGTTGAGCGGGCACGAGAGATAGCGCGAGAAATGGGACTTTCTGAGCATTCAGCGGCAGTGCGTGCGAAGTTCAGGGCAGAAGCATCACAGCATTTAGTCAGGATTTCGGTCTTGCGGCGGCTTGCAGCCAAGGCGAAGATGACGCACGCTGAGGAATGGATCGAAGCGCGCATAGAGGAAGGACGCAAGGTGCTGGTCGCAGCCCACCATCGCGACATAGTTGATGCGCTCGCACTCAAGTTCGGAGGGCTCAAGATCCAAGGGGGGATGAACGTGAACGAGGTGGAGAAGGCGAAGCAGCGGTTCCAAGAAGACTCGCTCGAGGAGGCCCCGGTCATGGTGCTCAGCATTCAGGCAGCGAAGTCAGGCCACACGCTGACCGCAGCACAGGATGTGCTGTTTGTGGAACTCCCGTGGACCCCAGCCGACGTTGACCAAACCGTCGCGCGCTGCCACCGCATCGGACAGAAGGGGTCCGTCACGGCGACCTACATGCTTACCGCCAACACCATTGACGAAAAGATTTACGAACTGATCGACTCCAAGCGAGACGTGGTAAACCAAGCAACTGAGGGCCAGGAGGGTGGGGTTTCCCGTTCGACGAGTGATCTGGTGATGGACTTAGCCGGTGTCTAGAGTTGTAATGATAAAGCAGAAGCGATAGACTATTAGCATGAACACGATCTTGGAATCTATGAGCGCAGTCGATACTCGTGCGGACGACCGTCGTCACCGCATGCGTCCCGAGCCTGCCCCCGGACGTGCGATGACAGATACTCAGCCGGGCGACTGCAAGGGCTACTTCACCTATCCCGGCGGTTCGTATCAAACTTGCTCACACCCTCCCGAAGATGAGGGCTACTGCTCCTACCACGTTGCCACCATTTACGATCTGATGGGATGGGACTATGAAGTCTAAGTCCATCATGCTGGTGTTGACCGAGGAAGAGTTCGGTGCCCTAGCCGGCGCGATCTCCACCGAGTTCCGTCGGTTAGCGACGAACCGGCCAGCAGCCGTGTTCATTCGCGAGCGGTTGGAGGCGGCGTGGGGCAAGTTGCTCAAGGCATGGCATCCGGAGGTAGTGGAGGAAGCCCTCGCTAATTCCGATTGGGTGACGATGTTCGACCCGTCATTTGATCCGAACAACTCTCAGACTGAGGATGCAGAGGTCTACGACATGGGTGCGTACCGTCAGACCGGGGACTTAGCGCCCGCCTAGTCGGGATCAGCAGTCCCGTCGCCGGGCTTAGAGTAGAAGAGCATCCGGTCCAGTTCGGCAATCTGCCGGTCCTCTTCGTCTTCTCGTTCCTTCTCAATGCGGTCGCGCTCTTTCACGGTGAGCGCATGCCACGGAGGAATAGGTACGAGTTCTTCTTCGCCAGTCTCGGGGCTGTCCTGCCACCAGCAGGCACCTTCGATTACCCGTGATTCGGACATCATGCGTTGCTCATGTGGTAGGCCCTAGGCATCAGGCCCAGTACCCATTCGGCCCACTCGTCGAACGTCATCTCAACGGTGCCAAGACGCTCGTCGTCCCCCGGAGGGTTGCCTGAGTAGTCGATGTGTTCCGAAATAGCAAAGACATCCATGACGATGCCTTCGCCAGTGATGCTGATAGTCATGTGCCGACCATCGCCAATGTCGATCCATGTCCGGCTGTCGGTGTCGGACTTGGTTTCTGTGTAGGTGATGCTCATCAGACTCGCTCCTTTGGCGAGTGGTCCTCGCCTTGTGCGTGGTTGACGACGCCCCATGTGCAGCAGACCTCACCGGGTACGCCAATGTGCCGGATGCCTTCGTCCTGAACGCTGGATGAGGAGTGCCCGCCCTTCGCTTCCTCGGCCATCTTCGGGATCTCGGCGGTTAGCCATGCGGAGCAGTCGTGGCACAGGACAAAGGCCACAGCCTCCTCGCCCATGAAAGCCATCGTGTCCCAAAATCCGCCGTAGTAGCCACGGGCTGTCAAACGGAGGCCACCGTCCAACTGTGAGTTGTAGTCGTCCTGAACGCTCTCGCCCTCGAAGACGGAGCGGGTCGGGATGCCACAGCGATCGCACGGATAGCGCT